ATTAAGTCGTTTTAATTCCAAATCTAATGTCTCTTCCTCACTTGGTGGGAGTGTTGCGAGTCTCTGTAATCCACCTTGTCCTAATCCAAGAGTCTTCTCAATAAGGGATTGTTCATAAGGGCTTCCATTAGTAGCTTGCATGAGTCCTGCATATCCAACCTTTGAAACAATAGCGTTGTAGTTTGAGCGAGCATTATCAACAGCTCTCTGTTTAAATTCTTGTACTTTGAAAGCGAAGTTCATCTTTCGATCAAACTCAGCAGTAGCCATCTCACGATCCTTAATCGAGAGGTTCATCATTGTTGAGAGTTGCGTCTGAGCGTTATCACGAGATTCTAGGAGATAGTTATAGTTTTTAACGAGAGATTTGTTACGTGCGTTTGCCATAGCTAGAACTTGTGAATCAGTAGCGAACCCACCCGTTGCAGTAACTTCAGAACGAATATCATCTTCTGTTCCTTCAATAATTCTCTTAGCGTTCAATAGCTCAGCGTTCATTCCTGAGATACCAAGAGCATCTTGCATTGACTGGTATTCTTGTAGGAGAGATTTCCTCTGTTCCTGTGGAGCCATGAACTTGTCATAGTCCGTGAGAATAGCATCAAAACTAGAATCAGTCTCCATGATAGGACCGACTACTGATGGAGCTTCCTGGTTATTTGGTTGTGTGCCTAAAGCAGCGTTTACTCCAGCCATACCAGCACCTTGTCCAGAAGGAGAAGGAACTCCAGTAGCGTTTACTTCAGAGAGTCCTTGTTGATATTTCTTCTTTAAAATGTCTTGTGCTGAAGATAGGTCAACTCCTGTAAGTCCTCCTGAGGATAGGTTCTTTTGAGCTTGTTCATAAGGAACCATCCCCATTTCTTGAGTAGGTTGAGTTGTTGTTTTAGTTGGAGTTGTGAGAGTCCCTGGTTGAGCAGTAGGAGTTAATGTACCTGCCATTTTCTCAGCATCACCAGCAGACATAGCACCTGGACTATATCTATCGGCAGGATTAGCCATTCCACCACCTGGGAGTCTTCCATCAGCTGTTACTGCTCCCCCCGATCCTCCTGATCCTCCACCACTAAGAGAACTGATACCACTTTGAATTGCTTGAATTTGAGAAAGAATTGGATTCGCTACACTATCTGGAAGTTGCGCACCACCTGAAGATGAAGAAGAACCACCAGATGATAGTCCTTGCTTCGCCATACTTGCTGCCATTCTTGGAGTTACTGTTGCCATATTTGTTATTAATTATATCACGTTGCCAGCAGCGTCTTGATAGTTAGACCCGTTCCACCATACTGGTTTATTAACTGATGTATCGAAATAAAATTCACCTAAAACAGAAGTTGTTGGTCGAAGTGCTGTTGTTGAGTTTCTTGTAATGTAACTTCTTGGAGTAACTTGATTCTTGTCGGTAGGGGTGTCAGTGAGTTTCCGTGCAGTAAAGAGTCCAGACTGTAACTGTTGTTTTAATCTCTCGTCTATTAATTTTTTAAGCGCTTCTTCATTCATATTATTTACCACCAGAAGTGTAATCAATCTCTATCTTATTAATGACATGATTAACATCACCTTCGTTTGTGATTGCTACTCCAATTCCATATGTAGGAGCCATATCAGGTGTATACCATGCAAAATCATCCCCTATTGTTAGATTGGTTCCTGCTGTGAACGTCTTATTCCCTCCTGGGATTGCTGTTCCAGTTACTCCTTGGTATCCAGATGAACCCACTAGATCAATAGAGAAAGAGTTTCCTGCTACCCAAGGTTCTCCGTAGATTCTCACCTCATTCACTTTAACCTTTTTGCTAAATAGTTGTGTTTGAGTTTGGTATACAGCACCTGGAATAATGTCTCCAGAAGGAATAACGTAAGAAGCATTAGGACTCCATTTATAAAAACGATAGGCGGTTGTTGATGAAGATGTTTCTAATGTAGAGAAATAGAATTTAGACTCACTAAAAATGTTATCAACGTATCCATTTGATGATGCTCCTAAACCAGCATTTGCTACTGTCATAAAAAATGGACTTCTGATAATGTCAGTTTCTGGAGCTTTTGCTGTCAAAAAGAACACATCGGAAAATCCAACAGGCTGACCTACTTCAAAATCAACACTTCCCCACATAACACAATCAATTTCCATAACCCCTGCGTAATAAAGTGGAGTCAGAAAATACACAATGTTCCCTGTTGATGTTATTGCGTTCGGCATGACAGGAACCGCCTCTGTCCATGAAATTATCTTTTCTGATGGATTAAATACCGCCATTCCAAACTGGTCAGTTCCAAACACATACTGGTAGTTTTGAAACATTGTATTCGCTGAAAGTGAGAACGAAGGAAATGTCGTGAACGCTGTATAACCAATATCAGTTCCATTCCATTTGAATATAAAACTCTCTGAACTAGACGATATAGTTGTGTCTTGTGCGGATGAAGTTATATCTCCTAATGCAAGTCGTGTTACTACAGCTTGTAGGTAGTTTCCATCAACTGAAACATCTAAGTCTCTTACTTGAGTTTGGGTTGGAAACGCTGGAGATAGTTTTGTATAAGAAGAAACTGCCGCAGTCGAATTAACCTCAGCGATATTAGTTCCATTTCCAATATATAGGTTACCTAAGAACTGTTTTAGAGGTCGTGGGACTGTCTGTGTCCATGAGCCAAGCACTCCTACAAATCCTTCACTCGTGCCATCAAAATTTATTCTTGTAACCCCCATATCGTGTCCTATGTAAATTTGTTCCGTAGCACCAAAGAAGTCTATAAAACCCCCACGGGTAAAGGTAGGAGAGTTTATTGCAAGCGTAGCTAATAGTACAGGATTATCATAATCAGGATTGTATGTGGCTGGGTTATTTACTTGAATTTTATATAGTCTACCAGTATGACCAATGCAATATACATAGAGTATTCCACTCTCCACCCGTTCCTTTCCTGCTAAAATCAAGTCAGTGATAACAGAACTATCTTCATCTATTTGTACTGGTAATTCTGACCACGTTAAATTTCCAGGTAATCTAACGGGATTTTGACCTGAAGCATTTTCGGCATAACATCTTCCAGAGTTAATATCCCCATCTGAAAAGTTAGTAAGGACTCCTCTAAAGTTATCTATGACTAATGTTCCGTTTTCTTGTTTTGCCATTACGATATTCTTTCAATTATGAAACCTCTCTGTTGCTCTCCATTTCCTTCTCCTCCTGTTAGGGTCATTCCATATTGTATAGCAGCTCCAGCTTGAACTGATGTTGTATTAAACATGAAGGAACCAAAGACACTTCCAACTTTTGGAGCGTTCCCACGTGGTTCAAATTGTATTTCTAAGAAATGACTCTGAGCAGAAATGGTACTCGCTATTACTGTGTGCATAATAGTTCCTCCGAGTTGTGTTCCCCCAGCAGCAGTAGGAACTATCGCTGAAAGAATAGATGTTCCACCAAAATTAACCTTAGCAACTATTGATGAGGTCAAGTCTATTCCACCAAAGTAAACAGTTGTTCTTAGTGCATTTGATTGAGCTAAGGTACTCCCTACAATAGACGTTGAGAACATAGAAGTTTCAAATGGAGCACTAAATGCTATCAAAGAAGCCTGTGTTAGCACTTTAGGTCTCACATTATCAATCCATTGTATTCCAGTAGCAGCTCCAGAAGCGGCAGATAGAATCTGTCCTTCAGTACCAACAGCAAGTTTTGATAAAACAGATGGACTTTGACCAACTAGAATATCTCCTTTTGTAAAAGTTGTTTGACCAGTACCGCCATACGCAGCTCCTTGCACGTGACCTCCACCACTTGAAGCTGGAGACTTCACTAAATACTGCAAAGAACCAACAACAGAAGCTGCTCCTTCAACACCAATAACAGCTTCAACTTGTTCAAGACCAGAGTTTTGACTTGTCTCTATTCCAGAATGAGAAGGCGAGTTAAGTCTATCTGTTGCTAGTGGGTCGGTATATGAAGTTAGAACGGAAGGAAATGTACTCATACGGGTTTAGCTATATTAGTGTAAGAAGTGCTAACAGGTTTATTAACATCAGTATATTGGGATTGATTGACTCCATCGTAGAAAACTGAGGGATCATCGTAGATAATATCTGACTGATCATATTGTTGCCGTCCAATGACATTCTGATTGGTATATGAAGTCCCAATAGGCTTCGATATATTCGTGTAGGTAGTCATGTTAGAACTCCCAACCTGAGAGCATAATTGGTGTAGCTTGTAATGGTTGTTGTGCTCCTCGACCAAGAGTTGCAACTAACTGCTGAATTCTTTGTTGATACTTAGCATCAAAAGCATCTCCTTCAATAAACTTATTCAACGAATAGTAGTAGTTAGAGATGATTCTCCATCCTAATATTCGGTAATCAAGCGACTCTGGGTAACTAATAGTGTCAGAAGTTGCTGTGAATTCTGTAGGTTTCTGGAAATAGATAATGCGGATAGCTTGGGATAGGTTGTTTCCACTTTTAAATGAAGGAGCTATCTCATACCAGTCTCCATGATCATCAAATTGTGGCTGTGTCGTTGATCCATTTACTCTCAGCCAACTAAATGACTGCTGATTAGGGATATTAGAAGCATCATATTGTGTTGCTGTGATGTAGTTTTGGGCAGAAGTATCTTGGAAGTTAACCTCAATAGCCTTTAAGAACATCAAATCTGTCGGATATAGGAATGTAGAACCATTACCAGTAGCTGGAATTACCCCATCACAATATGCTTCTTGAACAGAAGCTGCATCAATTCCAGACTTAACTAGGTTACGTCTAAAATCGAACAATGCTTCATTGGCAAAGATAATACCTTTTGCATCAGTAAGACCATTTGAGTCAGTTTGTGCTTGTGCTCGTGAGAATGTAAGTACGTTACTTAGAGTGCTCATAATTAAATACTTTTGTGCCGTAAGTTGGTGTTTTCTTGTGACATTCTCGACATAATATCCTTACGTTATTTTCATCTAGAACAAGTTCGGGGAAAAACTTAACAGGTTTAATGTGGTCTATTTCAAGACGACCATTAATGTTTCCGCACTCACTACATCTATATGAAGACTTTATTAAAATTGAAATACGAAAATTCTTGAAAATCCTAGTTTTTCTAACGTCAGATTTTCGTGGTTTACCAAGACCTTTATTCCAAGGAACATATCCCTGTTTAACTAAACTTAATTTAATCTTCTGTTCTTGACTCAAGGGTTTACCTCTATAGAAAAGACCCTTGCAACCTAAATTACAAAACTTAGATTCTTTTCTACCTTTAAATCCTTTTTGGCATTGGTGACAGATTCTTACAATCATAGTGTTAATTAGCTAATCCCCATCCCTCTAGTGAGGGACAGAGTTAAACAACTAAGCTGTGAATGAACTCTCGATACGTACAATTCTGATATTACCAGGAGTGTCGTTAAAGCGAGTAACACCCAAAGTTACCTTTCCTCCGATTGAAGAGTAGAGGTTTAGAGCGTTTTGTGAGTCTGGAGTTGTAACCAAGATCGCTTGTGGAGCTTGGAAGTATCCCCAACCGAATGATTCATCACCGATAAGAGTTGTAGGCATTACTGGAACTGTAGAGTTGAAGTAATTTTGCCATGCGCTCTGAAGGAAACGAATACCTCGGAAGTCACCCATCTTACCAGCACGAAGATCGTCAACTGAAGTGTATCGTCCAACATCAACAAATGAACCTGAAGAAGTGGTAGACATTGCATCACCCATCACATTTGGATGGATAACACCTGCGTAATAACCACCTGCCCAAGGTTTAACACCTGCTGCGTTAGAAGCTCTCATCCAAGTAACACCTCGGATAAGGTCAGTCTGAGCGATTGTGTCGCCTGATCCAAGACCTGTTCGAGCTGTTTTGCCACCTGAATAGATAACTCCGTTTGATCCAGCGTTTACAACAGTCTGAAGAACAGTATCAACCATTCTTGTAAGAGCGAATTGTACTTGCTGTGAAGCTTCGTTGATAACCTCGATAGCAGAGCCACGAACCAAAAGGTCAGTAACCTGTACGAGTACACCATACTGAGCAGGACCAGTTGAGAAAGAGTTAGCACCCCATGTGATTGCTGATGGGTTGGTTCCTTCTGTAACTGCTGCAACTCCATAAACTGAAGATACTGGG